GCATACGACATTTGTGGCGTTCAACCAATGAGTGGTCCTACTGGACTAATCTTTGCGATGAAGTCACACTATCAAGATAAGGATTCAGCACTTCGTGCAGGTAAGGAAGCACTTTACAACGAAGCTGATGTAAACTTCTCTGCATCTACCAAAGGTCCTGGTGCATACGACAACACTCCTCTTGGAAGTGATGACGTTAATCCTCTTGGAGACGGTGGTACAACTGATGCTAACCCAGGTTTACTTAACGACGCATCTGGTGGCGGTACAACTGCTGGTAACTACGAGCGTGCTGCTGGTAACATCGCTAGAGAAGACGCCGAGACACTAGGATCTGGATCTACTCTCTTCAACGAGATGAGCTTCAGCATCGAGAAGACTTCTGTTACTGCAAAGACTCGTGCTTTGAAAGCAGAATACACTCTTGAACTTGCTCAAGACTTGAAAGCTATTCATGGTCTTGACGCTGAGCAGGAACTTGCTAACCTATTGTCTAGTGAGATCCTTGCTGAGATCAACCGTGAAGTTGTTAGAACTGTTTACACCGTTGCTAAGCAAGGTGCTCAGAACAACGTTGCTAACGCTGGTGTATTCGACCTAGACGTTGACAGTAACGGTAGATGGTCTGTTGAGAAATTCAAGGGACTTATGTTCCAGATCGAGAGAGATGCTAACGCAATCGCACAGCAAACTCGTAGAGGAAAGGGCAACTTCATCATCACTTCTGCTGATGTAGCTTCTGCTCTTGCTATGAGTGGTACTCTTGACTACTCCTCAGGTCTAAGCGGCGCTGGTGGTCCTTCCATCGGTGAAGTAGATGACACAGGTAACCTACTTGTAGGTACAATGAACGGAAGAATCAAGGTCTTCGTTGATCCTTATTCTGCTAACGTTTCCAACACTCACTACTATGTTGTTGGTTACAAGGGTACATCTCCTTATGACAGTGGACTGTTCTACTGCCCATACGTTCCCCTACAAATGCTCAGAAGCATTGACCCATCTACCTTCCAGCCCAAGATTGGCTTCAAGACTAGATACGGTATGGTCGCTAACCCATTCGTTGTACAGAGCAACGGCACACCTGATGCTGAGGCACTTACACATAACCGCAACCAGTATTACAGAAGAGTTAGAGTTGCTAACCTTACCTGATACAGGTTCACATTTCAAGACCTCCCTTACGGGGGGTCTTTTTTTATGCGACTAAATAATAAAACATGTTCCCTTATATTATGCCTCGTGGTCGCTTGCTCAAAATTGATATGCTCGCAAAGGTATATAAATTAAAAACAGAATTGTACAACAAAGAAGAAAGAAATTCTAATATGACAGGTCAGTGGTATGACGGTGCTCATGATTCACTAGATAAAGTATTAGATATCATAAACGAATATAGTCAATGAATCAATCATTATTATTATTTTTATGTTTGTCACCACTTGCCTTAATCTTTGTTGTAATGAAGATTGCAGTGTGGTTAACGGAAACTGCATCTTTTAGATCTGAAACAGAAAAACTTAAACGTATGCAACATGGTCCCTATGAAGTTTGGGATGAAGAGGAGGACAACGATGAGTGGTGATATTGGACTACATCAACAACCAATTATTTTTTATCATGAAGAAATGACCGAAGCTAAAAAAATTGTGTTACAATCAAGGGGCATTAAGTTAGATTACTTAGACAACAAAAATATAAAAGATGTCACAGATTCAAACACTGACTGGGAAGACTTTTGGACAAATGAAGACCGACCAGAATAGTTACACAAAAGAAGAAGTTGATGCTTTGATTGCAGCTGCTGTTCAAGAAGCAATTGCTGAAGCTAAAAAAATTGATGAAGCATCAATGGCAAAACATAATAGAGACGCTACGGTAATCTCTATGATTTTGGGATTTACAACTCTTGCTTTATTCGTTGATGGGTTACTTCGTTTGTTAGGTATTATTCCACCGTTCATGCATATTGATGTGGATTTACTAGATCAAATAGTTAATAGAGTAGAATCTGACGTTATAGATAAATTAAAACAAGTTCCAATCCAAAAAGTATTTCAACGCTAACGCAATGAACATGGATGTTCTTAGAAAAAGAATACGTCAACTAGAGATAGCAGAAATAATTGATAAAGCTATTGAAGAATATTACACGGAAAAAGGTTTGCCTGTTCCAAATTGGAAAAAACCAAGAGTTGAATGGTGGAGAGAGTACCTTATGGGTCTAGGACTAGATCCAAACAACCCCTAAATACTTATAACTTAGGAAGTTGACATGTCTGCTGAATGGTACAAAGAACAACCTAGAAATAGGAACTTCTTAAATCCTATTGGTTATCTCCTGAAACTAGAAAAGTTTGCGGGGGTAGATTTCTTTTGTCAATCAGCAAATGTTCCTGACGTTCAAATGCCCGTTACGGAAGTTCCAAGTAGGTTTAGAAACCTACCTATTATTCCTGGTGGCGGAGTAACGTTTGGGGATTTTACTGTACGTTTTATTGTTGACGAAGATCTAGTTAATTATAACTCTATTCATACATGGATAAGAGACAATGGTAATGCAGATCAGATGCAACGTACAACAAATGAATTAGATATTCTTACTAATGCACAGCTACACATAGTTACTTCCCAATACAACCCAGCATTTGTTGTAGAGTTCAGAGATATATTCCCTGTCTCTCTAACTAATTTACAGTTCGATGCTACAATAACTGATGTGGAATATATTACTGCAGAGGTGACATTCAAGCACCAGCAGTTTTTCCTTCGTGATAAACAGATGAAACCTCTATGAATTTTGATTCTCTTCGTAATAAATTTGACAACTTAAGAGCGGACTGGGCAGAAGATAGTGCTGTTGATTTTCAGTTCAAGAATAAAAATTATACCACAGATTTGGGACAACTAGCTCTTGAGATCCCATTTCAACACAATAAATACTTAAACCATTTCACTGACATCTCTCAGATCAAAGCCTCACTAGAATTTGAGATCCGTAAATTGGTTAGACAAAAGCGTGAATACTATTCAGGAGAAGCAGACGCAAAAGTTTACGCTGAAAAACCATTTGGATCTAGCATTAAGACTTCCGAAAAAATGAAAACTTACCTTGAGAGCGATGATGAGATCATCAATCTTGAGGCAAAAATTAAATATCTAGATCAGATGTTGTACTGGTTAGATCAAGTCATGCGTCAAATTTCAAACAGAGGGTTCCAGATCAAGAGTGCTATTGAATGGGAGAAATTTGTAAACGGACAATGATGACTACCCTTAGTATTAAAAAGAAGAACGAAGTTTACATCACAATTAATTCAAAAGAACCACACGTTCATCAAGAACTGTCAGACTACTTTACTTTTGAAGTTCCCGAAGCTAAGTTCTTAAAAAAGAATCCTAGATACAAATACTGGGATGGAACTATTCGTTTGTATTCACCAGGTACAGGTGAATTATATCATGGTCTAAAAAAACATTTAGAAACTTGGGCGTACGAAAGAAGTTACCATATTGAATATGAAAAGAATGATTGGTATGGAGATGTAGAAGACCCCAATGGTTTTGTTTCTCCTGCTGGTGTAAAGACGTTCATGGATAAAATTGTCCACGGCGATATTAAACCTCGTGACTATCAATATCGTGCAGTCTACGAAGCTATAAAAAATAATCGAAAGTTACTTCTTTCTCCTACGGGATCTGGGAAGTCTCTTATGATCTATTCCCTCGTCAGATACTATACTGCTACCAACAAGAAGACGCTGATCATCGTCCCTACTACGTCCCTCGTAGAACAAATGGTCAATGACTTTAACGATTACGGGTGGAATGCGGACGACCATGTGCATAAAATATATTCGGGCAAGGATAAAAATACGGATAAACCAATTATTATTTCAACCTGGCAATCAATCTACAAGTTTCCCAAAAGATACTTTGATGATATTGACTGTGTTATCGGTGATGAGGCACACTTATTTAAGTCAAAGTCCCTCACAGGAATCATGACTAAGCTACACAATGCCAAATACCGTTTTGGTTTTACTGGAACACTTGATGGTAGCAAGACACATAAGTGGGTACTAGAGGGATTGTTTGGAGATTGTGAGAGAGTAACTAAAACAGATGACCTGATCAAATCTGGTTATCTTTCTAATTTTAGAATAAAAATACTTCTGTGTAAACACGCTCCTCAGCATTTCGAGACATACCATGATGAAATGGAATATCTTGTAGAGCATAAAGGAAGAAATAATCTTATTAAAAATTTAGTTAAGGATATTGAAGGTAATACCCTAGTTCTATTTAACTACATTGAAAAGCACGGTGAACCACTTTATGAACTAATAAATAATACTATAGATCCTGAACGAAGATTATTCTTTGTTCATGGCGGTACTGATGTAGAGGATAGAGAAGCTGTTCGTCAAATTACTGAGACGGAAAACAATGCTGTTATCATAGCATCTTACGGAACTTTCTCTACAGGTATTAACATTAAAAGATTACATAATATTATCTTTGCTTCTCCTAGCAAATCTCGTATACGAAACCTACAATCTATTGGTCGTGTACTCAGAAAAGGTGAGGGAAAAGATATCGCAACTTTATACGATATCGCTGATGACATCGGCGGTCAGAATTATACGCTTCGGCACTTGAATGAAAGAGTCA